TCGTTAAGATCGCTTTGTTTTCGTTCATGGTCTGTTGACGCCGTGGCGCCGTTGTGTTGTTGAGTGACGCCCATATAATAAGGTGCAGTGTCAACACGGCGCAAGCCATAGTTTTCCACATTCTCGGATAGTTTTCCACATTCCAGAATGTGGATAAATTGTAGCGCGGGAGCCTTGACATTCCGGGCGCGGCGGGGTACCTTGACCCGATGCACCCGACCCGGACCGGGTCAGGCCCAAAACCAGCACCTACCCCCCCGGGAAAAAAGACCCCAATGTGAAGATGCCATGAATCGCGAGAAAAAAATAATTTTGCTCTTGACCCCCGCAGAAAAAAGCCATATTATTGCACTGCAACAAACGCGCAGGGGCGCAGAAAAAAATGGAAAACAAAACATGTGCATTTAGAATGGTGACAATGCTCATCATAGTTACAATATACTCTGTGCTCGCATACGAGGCAGGAAAAAGATCCGGCATTGATACAGGCTGGAGACTAGCAACGCAGAATCACGACTTTCCAACAACAACACAAATCGCCAATATGGCGGAGGTATGCAAATGAGCAACACGAACGCATTTGAGGCAGCAGCCCTGGATCGCATACGCGAGCTGGTTCAGAACATTAGACCACTGGCCGAGACGCAGGATGTGGTTGTGATCTCGCCCGAAAGCATGGAGGCAATCCTTGAGGTACAAGAAATCGTTTTCGACGACTTTGCGTCGATAGACGACGACGCGGACCTTGATATTGAGTTCTAATGGACCCGATAGACTACCTAAGAAAAAGACTTAACGCAATGGAGGTTGACATGATTGAGCGCAAGCCAACAAAGACTATCGCAGAAATACAGGCAGGCCTAGCAAAGGCGTATCCCTCACGGGAAAAGACCAAGACGCTAAAGGGCAACCGCATTTCATACATTCCATGGTATGAAGCCGTAAGCATTATGAATGCAGTGACGGATGGGCACTGGGAGTACGAGGTTGTTCACGCGGCGCACTCTCCCATATCGCAGAAGTTTGAGATGCGGGTCAAGGTGACGGTTCACGCTACCGACGGATCATTCTCTCGCGAGGGTACTGGCTCGGAGGACTCGGCTACCGACAACTACGGAGACTACCAGAGCATTGCCGAGAGCATGGCGTTGCGCCGTGCAATGACAAAGTTCCAACTAGGCATTTACATGTACCGATAAAAAAATGACACTAGATCAAGCAACAAATACCATCTGGGCACTAAGGGATTGCACGTTTTGGGTTTTGCGCCTGAAGTGCCTGGATGGTGAGCTTGGCTGGCAAGTCGAGCGCAACGTGGATGGGCTGTGGGCGGTACTCGGTGAAAAAGATATTCAGGAGGCACTCAATGAGGGCTGACGCCAAATTATTCTATACACATGAGGCTATGGAGTACGGTGTCGATAGGGCGATCCTGATTAACTACCTGCGACTGTTCATCTCCGGCAACAAGGCACGTGGAGAAAATATCCACGAGGGCGCGACGTACACACACAATACGTACGACGAGATTGTTGCCAGGCACCCGTTCTGGAGCAAGCAGAAGGTTGGGCGAATAGTCCGATCGCTGATTGATGATGGCGTCCTGCTGGTGTCATGTTTGGCGGAGAATCCGTGGGACCGCAGGTCCTACTACGCCTTTGCTGACGAGGGTAAATTCTTGGCTTCCCATGTTATCAAAAGTGAATCATCAGAAGGTATCAAAAGTGAACCTTGTACAAAGTTCAAAACTGAACCTTCTTATACTAAAGAGTCACTAAAGAGTCCTAAAGAATTTATAGGCTTGATTGAGGAGTACTTCGTAGGGCGGGGTCTAGACCCAGTGCAATCGGAGCACATGGCAAACGAGTTCTATGAGTACTGGACCAGCACCAAACCTGACGCTATAAGCCCAGAAAACTTCAAGCGCCGGGCGGCAACGTGGCTCAAGAATGCTGAGAGATTCGGGCAGGTTGCCAAGACCAGCAGCAAGCTGACCAAGAGCGAGTTCGCAGAGTTGCAGGCTCGTGCACGCATAGAGAACAAAACATTTGACCCCTCCGGGTGGATGCTCGAGGGGGACTACTGGATAAAGAGGGACTAGTATGTACACAGACTTTGAGCGGCACAACGTGTCACAGGAGGAGTACTTCGAGATGGATGGCATCAGCAACAGCGATGTATCATTATTCGAGCGATCTCCGCTGCTCTACAAGAGCAAGGTTGATGGCATGTGGGAGAACAACACGTCCACACCGATGCGCATCGGAAGCGCCTTCGACTGCCTGCTTCTTGAGCCAAGCCTTTTCGACGATCGTTACTATGTGATGCCATCGGGTGTGCAGGAGCCGACCACAGACCTCCAGCATCTCCTAGTTGAGGCCATCCTTCTAGATATGGAGCCAGCAGAGGGGTTTGCATACGCAGGATATAAGCGACCAGACCCAAAGTCATGGGAAAGACTCAAGCCCTGGGCCGCTGCGCTTACAGAAAGGGGTTCTAGAGAGGCGATCTCGTGGAGGGAGTACGAAGGCCTCAAAAATATGCTAGACTCGACTACGGGCAATCCTGCGGCCTCTGAGACGATCAACGAGACTGAGCATCAGGTCGTATTTACGGCAACGCACGTCGCGAGCGGTCTTCGAGTGAAGGGAATGCTGGATATGCTGGGCGAGGACTACGTGTGCGACCTCAAGACCACGGGGGAGGATGTCTACAAGTTTCCTTCTAAGCTGTACCGATATAACTATGACCGCCAGATAGCCCATTACTGCGCCTTGGCTGGTGTGGATTATGCCCGGTTTATTGTTGTGGAGCGAGAGGGGCTGAACGAGTGCGACTGCTTTGAGTTGACGCACGACCGCCTTGAGGCAGGCAAGAAAAAAATGGATGCGGCACTCATGGACATAAAGCGATCCCAGGCTGACGGCTTTAAGTATCGCGGGCATCACTACACAAACCACGGATGGAGGCTTATCTGATGGGGACTAAAAACAAGGCGCGCGGGAATACCGCCGAGTATTATGTTCGTGATCGCTGTGAGCACTACGGTGTAAAGTGCGATCGCGCCTGGGGCTCGGACGGGAGAAGCATGGGGCTGGACTACGAGGACGACGGCACAATAGGGCGCTACCGCTGGCAGTCCAAGCGCTTTAAGTTTGACAATGTGGTTAAGTGGTTTTATGTAAATTGCATGAAGTACTTGACAGGAGATCAGGACTTGGTTACCTTCTACATCGATCGCGCCAAGGGCCACCCGCGCAAGGTGTACGCGATCATGGACCTTGAGGATTTGCTATCACTAATAGCGGAGGCAAAAAATGGCCAAGCTAAAGATAGTTGACGGGCCCAGAGCCGGTGGCGACTATCACACGCCAGGCGGATACCGAGAGATCGGGTATGTCGGAGAGATCCTGATTCCATACGTTCCAAAAAATTCGGTCACAACCAAGATTGCCCTATACACCAGAAAGGACACGCCGCACAGTCGCGGCAAGAAAAAACCAACACACGACGGAGAACTGCATTATGTCAAAGACATTAAATAGGTCAGACGACCTCAGGAAAAAAGCCGATTCGTCCATGCGTTATCAGATGGCGATAAAGATACTTGAGTACATCGTCGATGCTCTGGAGCCCATGAAAAAGCACTCGCTAGAGGCGCGAGAGTTCTGGCTTGACTACATGGAGAAAAACGGAACTGTTGACATAGAGGAGCAAAGAAAAAAGACCGGGTATACTGTTGAGGACCATCCAATGTTTTGGCTCGGGCACGCCTATGGCATAGAGTCACTGATTGGCTACAATGCAGCTAAGATGGCAGAGGAGTTAACCGCTGAGACAATGGGGGCTATTAATGAAGCGATTAAAAACCAGGGCTAGGGATAGGATAAAATCCATTATTGCAGGCCCTCAGAGAAAAAAACAGCGGGCAGGCACGACATGGGAAAAGATAGAGTTTGCGCAAAACGCAGTTGCCGTTATGATGGACAGGCACAAGAAATATGCAGATAGCCTTCAGATTGACTATCGCGACCTTATCACTGCGAATCGAAGAATGCCTATTGCAGACATAAGGGCCTGTGGTATGTATGTGCTATGGGACAACGGATACACCCTGCATGAGTGCGCACAGGCCTTTGGAAGGGTGAACCACACCACTGCACTTCAGGCTACAAGAAAAATAAAAGATCATATTAGGATCCGTGGCCTGAACAACTACATGGGGAAGTACATAGAAGAGGCTAGAAAAGCATATGAGGTTTGAAAACGAACGCGCCCTCTTGGGGGCCATCCTGAACGACTCGGACTCGTTGATTGACGTTGTTTCGATCGTCACACCTGACTCATTCAGGGGGGAGCAGAATAGGGCCGTATATACAGCCATGCTAGAGCTGTTTAATGCGTCTGCTCCGGTGGATCTAGTCACGGTGGCTGACAGAGCCTCCACGTCAGAGGATGGCCTCCACTACTCTTCTTATTGCGCTGAACTAATGGGGGTTGATGGCATTGAGTTCGGTCAGAATGCCATACACTACGCCAAGATGGTCGAGCGTGACCACAAGTGGTATGAGCTTGCCAAGGCGGGCAGCAGCATCGTGGACATGTCCATGACGCAGCACGTTGAGGTGGACGAGGCTATTGACAGTGCTGAGGGCATGATTTTTAACATCGCCGCAGAGGCGAAGAAGGAGACTGGCGCTAACCTTTCAGACCTGCTTACCCCAACCTTGAGCGAGCTTGAGGCGGCTCGTCATAACGAGGGCGGAGTCATTGGGATTTCAAGTGGCTTCTACCAGGTGGATGGCATCACTGCTGGCTTTAAGGAGACAGACCTGACGATTGTAGCTGCTCGTCCAGCTATGGGAAAGTCGGCGTTCTCGATGCAGCTGGCATTAAACGCAGCCAAGAAGGGGAAAAAGGCAGCGTTTTTTTCGCTAGAGATGGGCGGCACGCAGTTGGTTCAGCGCATTCTGACGCAGGTAGCTGGTGTGGACCCGCAGCGTGCGCGTCGCGGCTTCACCAATGACGAGGACTGGAGCAGGTTGGTCCGTGCAGCAGGGCAGCTTGACGGGATTCCGCTGCACATAGATGACGACTTTAGCATGACGCCGACGGAGCTGCGCGCCAAGTGCCGTCGCCTCAAGATGAAGCAGGGCCTGGACATGGTGGTTGTGGATTACCTCCAGCTTATGCACGTCGCAGGCATGAGCGGTGGCAGCAGAGAGCGCGAGATCGCCACCATCAGCCGCAGTCTCAAGGGCCTTGCCAAGGAGCTTGAGATTCCCGTCGTTGCGCTGTCGCAGCTGTCTCGTGCCGCTGAGAGCAGGGGGCTAAGCGCCAGGCCGCAACTATCGGACCTCAGAGAGTCAGGTGCGATTGAGCAAGATGCTGACAACGTGATGTTTATACACCGACCCGAATACTATGGGGTCGTCATGGATGAGAGCACGGGGCGCTCCGTTCAAAACATCGCAGAGGTGATTGTTGCCAAGCAGCGCAGCGGCCCAACTGGAACGGCAGAATTGTTCTTCAAGGATGGCAAGTTTAGCAACCTGGACAGGTCGCATCAGCCATGACTATGACGGAACAAGCCCCTGCGTTCTGGGAGACTCGACAGAAGTGGATGACCTGAACCTGCTGATCTTGCCGCAGCCATCACACCTGTATGTAGCGTACTTCTGAGTCTGCGTCGTATAAAATCTGCCAGTTGCCTCAACATCATCTGAGCCGCAGTTTGGGCAAATCATCTCATTGTCTGAGTACACGCCAAGGTTCGGATGTCTATTGTCCCAGCCGCGCAACTCTTTATAGACACGCTCAAGCTCGATAACATCCCCATCATTGTACTCCTGCATTGAGCGGAGCGCGTCAGCATCACCATTCAGGCACTTTTTCCACATGGAAAAACCCTCGTGTGAAACTTTGCCTGGACCATCGGTAATTTTGCTAATGTAGTCCAGCCTATTTGATGAAAAGGAAAACTTTCTCTTGGCTATCTTTAGCGTATCAACACTGCGGTAGCTTGACGGCTCTGGCAATCCCAAGAGAAAAAACCTTGTGTTCATGCGCTTGATGTCAAATTTGTCGCCATTGTGCGCAACAACAATGTCGGCCTCATCAAGAAGTTGCCATAGCGCCTCTACCACATCAAAGTCATCCCTTGGGTCAGACGGATCAACGCTGGCATTCATCATGTGTGGCTCATCAAGCCACTTTGCGGACCAGGTGAGCACAGTCCAGTCCTGAGCTATCTGCCCATGGTCTATAAATTTTGGCCACAGGCTCCAGACATAAGCCTCCATTGGCGCCGTTTCAATGTCAAATATCAGGATTTTTGCATCAATGTTGTCTGCAAATGCCCTGAGAGGCTGAAGAAAATCATTAACTGTGCTTTTAGGCATCTGCAATCGCCTGGCTATTTCCCTTCCAGACAACCCAGACCTGTGCATTTCGTAAGCCTTATTTTGCCAGCTCATTAGTCTTTTCTCCAGCGCCTATTAACGCCATATACGTCCAAATGAGTGAAGTTTTCATAATGCCCAATACCGCCAACATTAAGTTGTTCCGCAAATATGGCAATTTGATTTGGGTGGATGCCTGGCGACCTAACGTCAGCAGCAAGGCCATACAGATGCTTGCTTGTCTTTGCTCCGCCGATAATGCTGTTGTGATGGTGCGATCGGTATGCGCTGTTAATGTACAGGGGGCCTCCAATCTCAAGGCGAATGGATTCAAGCAGCTGAATGAGTCCAGGGTGAATAAGAACTACGTCAGAGCCGTCTGAGCAGGCAAACTCCTCAAGCGTAAAGTGCTCGGATACGCGAAGGCCGGGGCCCATCTCCGATAAGGAGTAGACCCCGACCTCACTTACTGACCCACAGTTAAAGCGGGTTTCAGCCATTATCTTCCTCCTGGTCCTTGAACAAACCAAGAAAGCGCTGAAATGCGTCGTTAGGAATGAGCCACTGCGCAACCGCGAAGAGGCTAATAAGAAGGTCAACAACCTGTGATGACTCCTCTGGTGAAAGGCCAAAGTACGCAAGTACAAGTGCTACTGCACCAAGGGATGAGCCCTCTTTGCCCCGGTTCTTAAAGTATGCAATTAGCGCCTTGATTAGGTTCATGTCAAATACCCTTAATCGTTCTGGTGTTTGTGGCCCGCCAGCCTGAATTTGATCGGGCGGCATCGGCTTTATTTTGTGTATGTCTTTCATGTTAAGAGTGGGGAGGAGGATACCCGGGTAGAGGGATCGTGCGGTGGAACCCAGGCACCTCCTATTCCCACATGTCATAGACGCATCCCTCAGTGCGCCATGTTTTCTATACTTCTTCTTCTTCTTCTTCTTCTTGATTTTCAGCAAAGACAAAACTGATGAGCATCTCGTCAAGGCCCGTCAGCCCATCCATCGTCTGCATCAATTCTTCAGAAAAAATGTAAGGCTCGTACTGTACCTTTTCGTTAATCAGGAAAGACTCGAACCTTTTGTAAAAGTCATCAGAAGTGTCTGGGAAGCCATTGGCAAGTGGCTCCCACTCATGCTCCTCCTTGTCGCCATTGATCCATTCAATGATGTCTCCGAACAGCGGCTCCAGCATACGAAGGTTCTTCTTCGCGGCATAGCGCAGTTTGCCGTTCGTGGCGTTGGCGAACATCTTTTCAAAGACAGGCTTGGCCTGCCAGATGATAGCATTCTGAAATTCTTTCATGTTGATCCCTCAGTTTAGTTACTTCTTGTATCCGCTGGCATAGGCAGCACGGGCCACTTCCTGAGCCTTTTTCTTGGTAGGAAATGGACCCTTGCCGCCCCAGTACCAGCCGTCTTTCTTCTTCCGTACA